GGGTATACAGCTTTTCTACAGCTTTTGAATACTGTTCAGTAAGATAAATAGGCATATAGTAAAATCACTCCTTTTACAGTCCCAGTAAGCCGCGCAGGAACGGGTCGCTCGTGTCGCCCTCATTGCCCTGCACACTTCCCGGGCTTGTCATTTTGTTCTGGTTGTTCTTCTTTTCGATCTGTACAGCCTGTGCATTCTGCTCAGCCTGATAGCGCCAGTGCGCGGCAACGGGCGTCATAGCTTCCTGCTGCACCAATTCAAGCACGCGTTTTGGCACTTCCTCGAAACTTTTCACGCCAGAGAGTGAAACATATTCTTCCCACGCGCGTGCATCGGCTTCTTCTCGTGCCTGTTCAACAGTCTGATCAATGCGCTGCTGCATGGCGGTAAGCTCCGCCCGCTGCTGTTCGGCGGCCTGTGCCGCGGCTGCACGCTGGGAAGCCATGCGGCCCTCGGCTATCGCCTTGAGCGCCGCATCCGGCGTTTCCGGAAACTCCGCGCGGCACTTCTCGATTTCAGCCGAGAGCAGCTGCTCATTGCGTGCGCCCTCCAGCTGTTCCAGGTACTGCTGCCGGTTCATGCCAGCGGCCTCAGCGTACTGATCCAGTACACGCATTTCCCGCTCGGCCTTGCGGTCATAATTCATGCCCTTCTGGAGCAGTTCCACAGGGTTTGCGCCGAGCGCACCGGTAAGCGCCTGTACTGCATCCGCAGGCAGCATGATCTGCTGTCCGTTGTAGACGAGCGGCACGGTCTGCACCGGCTGTTCCACCGTCTCCGGCGGTACTTCGCCGCCCTCTGGCGGCTGATTCTCCGGTTCTTCCTGCTGCTCTTCGGCGCGCTGGTTTTCCGCACCGTCCTGCACGGTCTCCTCTGCACCCTCGGCGGCGGTCTGCTGGTTTTCCAGATCGTCATTGCCTTCAAGCGCCGCAAGGAAATCGTCGCCGTTAAAACCGTCCATGTCCTCGTTTCCGAGGCTCGTGTTTACGTCTGCCGAATTGCTGGTCTCCCAATCCATAAGACAAATCCTCCTATATGCATAAGACTTTCGTCTCATTGCCGTGTGTTTATCGTGTGTTTATCGTGCGTTCCTGCACTCCGGCGGACGCACCGCCGTTCCGTAAGCAGTGCACCCACCCGTTTTCCATAACGCTACATCAAAAGAGGTGAACCCGGACGAGGGTGATATGGCAAAAACGCCCACGCCCGCCGCAGTGCAGGAAAATATAAAGTTGGGTGCGGTGGCCGGACTTGAACCAGCACCATACATACGTTTTAGCATTGGTGACTGGCCGTTGCATCTACGCATGACGTATCGTCAATGTAACACCCCTTAGAAAGAGGCTGCTCTACCGTTGAGCTACACCGCACATATCGTCCGAGACTCTGACGGACAGGCAAGGCCAAATACTCGCAGGCCTTGCCGCCGCCATACAATAGAAAGGAGAAAATAGGTATGGCCGTTCCGTGCAATGCAGGCTCGGTCGTTGGGCATTACTGCCCGTCACAGTCTCGGACTCAGTTGTATTCCGGCGCTCGGACGGACGCCCTCGACCCGAACGAGGGTGCCCGCCATCAGAAAGAAATAAGGGGAATCAATGGGACGGGTGAGGTCAGCTCCCGCCCGTCCGAACGCCGGAAAGAAAAATCAATAATCAGGTTCGAGAATCGGAACGCCGTACTGCACAGCACATTCGCGCTCGATCATGCAGCCGCGTGCGTCCTTCCAACCCTTGGCGAAATAAACGAGATCCGCATCTGCCATAAGCCGGATAGACTCAGCCAGGAACCAAAGTGGCTTTGCGTCGTGCGGTGCATCCTTAAAAAAGGAGTCGATGATTTCGACAGGCTCACCGATATATTCAGTCGCTTCGCGGATAGCACGCTCACGCGCGCGTTCAATCTCATCGTTGGTCTTGTCCTTCATCGGCTGAGAAATAAATAACTTTTTCATGCCGTACCTCCCTCAAAACCGGAACGGTCTGTCCGTTCCCTTCTTGGTGAACTTCGCCTTCTGTGTGTTCAGCTCGTCCTGAAGCGCCTCAAACATGCTTTCAACCTGCTTATCAGTGTATTCATAAGAGCTTGCCGCGAGATGGCCGATCAGACTAATTGCCTTGCACGCGCGGGAAACGCGCGGCTCTGCCAGTCTTACAAAGC